GTCTGGTCGGCTCATATCCGGGGTCGAATACAGGGGCCGTGGTCCCTGCGTTTGGTCAATCTCCCTGTGCCGCTCCAAATAGTCGGCAGCGGCTCGGAGACGCTCAGGATCGTCCTTGAACTTCCCAAGCCCGGTGTTGCAAGCCTCACAAAGAAGACCGCGAACAGTCTTCGTTGCGTGACAATGATCGACAGCAAGAGCCTTATCCTTGCCGCCATAGTTTCCCCCGCTCTCCGAGCTGCAAATGGCGCACTTACCGCCTTGCCGCGCGAAGATTTGTGCATACTCGGTCAGCGTGATCCCGAATGTGCGCACGAGATCAGATTCCCGGTAGCTCAAGCCATGCTGGCGACGATGCTCTCGGTAGTATTGCCGATCACGCTCGCGTTTTTCATCGGAAGACCCAATTGAACGCTGGATCTTGAGATTGTCGGCGCGCAGATTAAGCGCATCTCCATCCTCAAATGAAACACGTCCCTTCGGGAACTCGCCGTGGTGCAGCGCATAAGCAATGCGCTGCGCCGGAATGTTGACTCCATTGAGCCGGATGTATCGGTAAGACGCTGGAGTGCCATCCTTGCGCATACGCAAAGACTTTACACAGCCGGCTTCTTCTCCCGCATAGACGTTTCTCGCTGGAGAGTGACGCCAGCGAATTGCGCCTGTTGCGGGGTCGTAAGACAGCATTTCCTTTAGCGCCTCCAACGAGACATCCTTGTCGTAGACCATGGCCCGCTCCCTTCTGTAGTAAGAAGATATGAATTGAATACCTTCTCACTCAGATTGGGTCAAGAGGGAATACAAATCCCCTCTTGATACGGCACCTAACCTACTGTTAGGTGGGGAAAGATCCCCAGATAGACCTCCAGTTGTAGTACCCGAACGAATAGCGCTCGTAGCCCTTCACAAGAAGGTTATCTGTCACGAAGTCGACCTGCATGTCCGTCTCGAAGCCGACACGCTCCATGTAGGAGAGGCCGTCGATGTTGGTCAGCAGGAACCACGCGCGGGCCGACGTAAGGTAGTCGTTCACCATGTAGCCCTCGGGCAGGCCGCCCGAAGTCATCATGATGGCGTTCACGTCGTTGTCCGCCGTGCCCGGGCGAAGCTCGGTCTTGGTGAGGCGGATCGCCACCGGCTCAAGCTGCGGGGGCACCACGAGACGGCGACCGCGAGCAAACACCTTCAGGCCGGCCTGATCCTTGAAGTTCGTGCGGATGGCGATCATGCCGTTCAGCAGCGTGGCTTCGTTGAGATCAACGTCGGTCGTCGGGCGGTTCGCGACAGTGCCACCATCAATCGGATGGTCGGTCGCGCAGAGCGCCTTGCCGTCGCCGCCGACCGACGCATTGTAGGTCGTCGCGGTGTTCAGCACGTTCGCGCCGTAGATTTCCTTGGTCTGAGCGAAAGACTCGATCAGGCCGAGGTTCGAGGGGGCAAACTGGCTCTTGTAGAGGTTGTCGTCGATGGCCTTGCGAGTGATCGCGTAGCCGAGGCCGATCTCCACATGCTCCTGATTGTAGACGTACCGCTCGCCAGCGCCGTTGTCGAACGCCGTCTGACCGCCTTCCGTCTTCAACTGCGCGTAGCCGAGGAAGCGCATCTCAGCGGTGCGCTCCAGAGCCATCTTGGAGTTGTGCTTCGTGAAGATCTTGTCGTACTGCGACGGGATCTGCTCGTACTTGCCCTCAATGCCACGGAGGCCGGGGAGCAGGAGATCCTTGATTGCCGAAAGATTGACAGCCATTGGTCTCTACTCCTTAGATGCCAGTGGTGTTGCGGAGGGCGAGATTGTTGAAGGCAACAATCACGTAGTTGTAGCCAGACGCAGCGTCCGTGCCGTTCGCGCCCGGGGGGTTCTCAACGAGACCCACGATGCGGAAGGGGAACGTGGCGGTCGTGCCAACCGTGTCGATGTACATGCCCGACAGGCCGGTGGCCGTGTTGCCGGTGCCGACATTGAGCTGGGCGTTGTTGTTCACGTCAGCCTGCGTGATCGCAGACGCGCCAGCCTGCACGACGAAGCGCGCATTCGGGTCGTTGATGACGTACGCCTCGACATCGCCGTTGGCGTCCGAGCCGGGCCAGTAGTTCGACCACACCGTGCGCTTCTGCGAAACGCTGGTGTACTTGCAGCCGTTGAACACGCCGGCAATCGCGACGGTGCCAGCAGTGGCCTGAGCGATGTAGCCGGTCGAAAGCGGAACCACCGCGTCGCCGTCGAAAATGGCAGTCGTGTTATTCGAGGCGATCTTCATCGCGACAATTTCGTAGGTCGGCGCGGAGCCGCCCCCACGGTACTGGCGGAAGCCAAAGGGTGCGTTGGTGTTCGGCATAGGAAGCCGTCCCCTCTACGGAGTGGCTCTTCGTCGCACGCCGGGGCGACTCAGTAACCGGGTTGATTGACCACCTCCACCACCGAGGGGAGGTTGAAGCGTGACGATGCTCCAAAAGCAAAACAATAATACAGGGCAATATACATATGTAAAGGGCCGCTCAATGGCGGCCCTTGTCTTTCACAACTACTGCGAAACCTCAGTCTTCCGGGATCGGCATCGCCTCGTAAGACTTCTTGATCTTCGGGGCGACGCGAGAATCGTCGCGCGTCAGCGTCCCGTCCGGCGTAGCAGCAAGCTGCTGCTCCTTCACGCGAACCTGCTGGCGGGCCTTCTTGATGTCCATGCTTCTGATTTCACGAGTAATTTCGTAGGGGCGCTCCATCAGCACCATGCCCTTGCGCTCGATGGTGCCCTTCGTCCAGTTGTCGGGCATCATGGCGCGGTGACGGGCGCAACGGTCCACCGGCACCGGCTCCCAGCCCTCACGAGCAAGCTGGACGGTGTACGCCGGATCTTCCTGATTGAAGATCGTGTGCCGCTTCCACTCGTAGGTCCACCCATCCGGAACGATGCTTTCCGGGATGTAGAACTCGTCAGTGCCCTCGTCGAGGCCGCCGAGATGGTCACGGATCTGTTCGGCTCGCCTCCGGGCGCGCTCACGCGGATCTTCGTCTTTCGGATTAGCGCGGAGCGGCGGACGCTCAGGGGCAGAAGCGCCGGCTTCTGCGGCGGCCTGCTGGAATTTGCTGGTGCGGGTCATCGTAATCTCCAAGCCTTAGAGGCGGCCTTCCTTTTGAAGGAGCATCTTGTTGCGGGCGTATTCTTCCTCGGTCATGCCGATGTCGCGGGCGATCTCAGCCTCCTTCGAGGTGAGACGCACCGTTCCGGGGCGCTGACCGGTCGGCGTTCCGGCCCGGGTCACCGGGGCGGCTGGCGGGGCGCTGCGGCGTTGGGTGGCCTTGGCGGCGGACGACATGGCATCGTCATCAGCAGCCTCTTGCCGGGCCTGCGCAGGAGCCGCCTGCCGGCGGATCTTCATGGTGTCCTCGACATAGGCGAAGTAATCGTCCGTGTCGGGCTGAAGACCGTCCGCCAGCGCCAGATTATGGGCGGCCACCATCTTCTGGTACATGCGGGGGTCGGTCACGCACTGCGGATTCTTGCGAATCCACTCCGCCGAGCGCGGCGAAAGCTGCGAGGCAAGCGCCTCCACCGGATCCGCCGGTCGCGCAGGCTCCGGCTTCTGCGGCTTCGGGGCCTGTTCCATGGCAGCACGGCCGCGCTCCAACTCCATGAGGCGCGCAGCGTTGAGCGAAAGAGCCTCTTGGATCTCCGCGCTCTTGTTGTAGTCGCCGACAGAGAGGGCCTCGCTGTACGCGCGCTTCAAAGCGTCGTTGTTGGCCTTCACCGTGTCGATGGCGTTCCTCACGAGTTGCAAATTCGTGTCGTGCGCCTCGTTGCTGGCGTAATACGCCTGCTCGCGAGCCATCTGGGCCTGACGTTCGGCCTCTGCGCGGGCCAAACGCTCCTGTTCCAGACGGATTTTCAGGTCTTTGATGCCGTCATCGGGCTCAAGTTCCTGTTTTTCGGCCACTTCGGGCTGATTTTCGGTCTTTTCGACGTCAGCAACGTCGTTTTCGACCTCGATTTCGAGCTTTTCGTCGTTTTCGGCCATCATTTCCTCACCAAACCTGATCGGGATGCTCGATTCGAGCGCGCACGGACATATCATCGAGCATCCGGCACAGGGTGCCGTTCACCGTGATGTTCCAGCCGTCGGACGGCCTGAAGACAATCCAGTCGCCCTCCTTGATGTCGAGGCCCGAAAACCACTCGCCATCCTTATCCACGAAGGCCGTCGGGCCTTTCTTGATGATGAGGCCCACCTTCGACTGGTAGCGGTCCTCGTCACGGGCCTTGTCAGACAGGTAGAGGCCCGATTTCGTCTTCTCGGGGCGGATGTAGACCGCCACCAGAACCTGCATGTTGAACACCTCGACCTTCGAGATGTCGCCGACCTGCTCCAGAAGGGCCGCCTTGGGATCCTTCTCGTGCAGCATTGCAATGTTAGACATTTTGTCTCCCCTGTTTTACTGCCGGCCGAACTCTTTTCGGTTGCAGTTATCTTCAGCTAACTCGAAAAGCTCGTCCCTGACCAGCCGAAGACCCGCAATAATACCAACTTTGTGCTTGTAATCGGTAAAATCAACTACTCCATGCCCCGTTCCGAGACTTTCTGTCCTCTCTTTTATCTCGTTTTCGATTACCTTTTTCAACTCGTGCGCAAAGAATGCGCTGTATGTCTGCGCCATCGCTACCCCCTTGAATGAGTAAAGGGGACGGCTGGGTACCGAACCAACCGCCCCCTTCAACTGGAGATCAGCCCTTGCGGGATTCGATCTCAGTCTTTTGCAGGCGGCCCTCGCCAGACCCCGCACCGGCCGTCATGTCCTTGTAGGACTTGGCGATGGTGCGGCCACCGGTCTTGCGAGCCATCGGGGGGCGCCCGGGCATTGCCGGGGGAGCCGGGGGCATGGGCATACCGCCCATTGCGCCGAGGCCGCCCATCGGGGCCGGGGGCATACCGCCAGCCGCCGGCAGCGGCACTGGAACGCCGCCCGGGGGCATCATCGGGCCGCCCTGCGCACCCATCGCCTCGGGAGAAGCC